CCTGGCATACTTCCAGGACCGTGGTATAAAAGACAGAAACGCCCTTGCTACCATCATGGGCAATATTAAACAAGAGTCTACTTTTGTTCCTAATATTTGTGAGGGTGGTAGTAGGACCAGTTACGGTGGTTGCTACGGCGGCTACGGACTGATCCAATGGACATCTGCCAGTCGATATTATGGATTGGGTGATTTTGCTAAAAAGTTTGGTGGTTCACCATCAACACTTGACACGCAACTTCGTTATCTAACAAATGAAGTCCAGTGGCAAGACATCGAGGAGAAGATGAAAACTCCTGGTAAGTCGATTAATCGCTACATGGACCATGCGTATGATTGGATTGGTTGGGGCATTCATGGTGCTCGCACACATTATGCACATGAGTATGCTTCCAAACTGATTACGGTAGAGGTATAAGTTTAGGGGGACTTCGGTCCCCCTTCTAAATACCAATGAAGCATTCGTGCGACATTGTGTATAGATTAGAATGTAGAATTAAAGATACTTGGATTCCTTTAAAGAATTATTCAAACCTGTCTAAATTAAAAGCAGAGTTTTTAATATCTCTTTGTGAGATGAGAGATAGAGAAAAAGCAAAATCCATTAGGGTGGTTGAAGATGATAGATGAATGGCGTTATGATGATGGTAAAATGCATGAGAGGCAGATATGTCTTATATGTCTTGTGCATCACGGTGAAGAGATTACTAAAGAAGTTTATGAATTTTGTCACTACTTCACTAGCAAAGACCTGTTTAAAGATAAACTTCCTGATACCAAAGAAAAATTACAAAAAAAACTTACTGAAGCATCTGCTGGTGGAGACATCTTTAAGTATGTGACTCCATTAGTATTAGATGAATATAAAAAATGGAAGGAATTACCAAAATGAAAATTGTTATTGTTGGCGGCGGATCTTCTGGTTGGATGACTGCAGCTGCCTTTTGCAAAACATTTCCAAACTGGGATGTTACTATCATCACTGGTGGTGAATCTATTGGGGTAGGAGAATCTACAACTCCACATCTAAATCAGTATCTAAAATACATGGAGATTACTGATGATGTTTTTCTTCCTGCTGCTAGAGCAACGTATAAATCATCATCTAGATTTGAGGGGTTTGTATCTAAGGATAAAGTGTTTCATTATCCAAATGGACAATCTGTTTGTAATGACATCCAATATCATCAGTGGATGTTGGCTAAAGCATTTTATCCAGATATCTGCCCACCATTTGCCGATATGTTTATGCCCTTTGTAACCATTGCAGAGGAGGGTAAACTTCCACTCGACCATGAAATGATTGCTCCATATAAACTTGCTAAAGATCGCTCATTTCATATCGACGCATCTGCCTTCGCAGAATTTCTTCGCACCACTTTTTGTAACAAGGCCACACATATTGAGGATGTAGTCAAACGTGTTATAAGAAATGGCAAGCACATTACTAAATTAGTAATGACAAATACTAATGACGTGTTTGGTGACTTGTTTATTGATTGCACAGGACAAGCAAGTGTTTTGATTGATTCACTTTGGATTCCATTTAATACTATCTTGAATGATACTGCTCTTGTAGTGAAGCAACCTTATACTGATAAGCAGTCTCAGATGGTCCCATACACAAATGCAAAGGCAATGTCTTCTGGGTGGCAATGGACTATTCCTACGTGGGATTTTATTAGCAGGGGATATGTTTTTGCATCTAAGCATCAAAAATTAGAAGATGCTAAGCGGGAGTTTGGATATGAAAATCCAAAGGTAATTAAGTTTAGAAATGGTAGGCATGAAAATGCCTGGGTTGGTAATACAGTTGCTATTGGATTGTCGTATGGATTCATTGAACCTCTAGAATCTACATCATTATTCAATACTCATCATGGTATTCTTGCTTTGATGGACATCCTTAGGGAAAGCGCATTGCCTGGTCAATTTGCTAGGGATAGATACAATTATAATCTTGCTGAGCATATGGATGGTTGGCGAGAATTTGTAGAGGCACATTACTACTATTCCTCTAGAAGAGACACTCCATATTGGAGAGAAGTTACAGATGTGATTGAATACCCAGAAGTTGGTATGCATGACGCGGTGCGTCATATTATGACCTCTGGAGAGCCTATTCCAACTGGGCATATGCCAATCGCATATATTCTTGCTGGGTCTGGATTTACAAATATCAATACACGACACTATCAATACTTTGGATATTCAAATTTGGTTAGTAAAACTGAAGTAGAATCATGGGCAAAAACCTATCAGAATAGAAAGAAACTTGCTGAGACCATGCCGACCATGTACGATTATCTAACTGGCATATTCAACTATGCAGAGGGTTGACGGGTGTGGAAAACCGTGCTATTATAAATAAATGTTAAGAGATGTATTGATTCTCTGACATACACCCGCTAACCGAGACCTATGGGTGTCTAACAACGTCTCTCATATCCCCCTTGAGGGTGGGGGGAGCATAGTAAGCACCACCATTTCCCTGATGGTCCTACTAAGACAAAAGACGAAAACTATGACTGCTACAATTGCTCAAAGACGAACTTCTAATCCCTGGCAGGAATTCTGTCAGTGGGTTACTTCAACCGATAACCGCCTCTACGTGGGTTGGTTCGGTACACTGATGATTCCGACGTTGCTTGCCGCAACTATTTGCTTCATCGTCGCCTTCATCGCTGCTCCCCCTGTGGACATCGATGGAATCCGTGAACCAGTAGCTGGTTCGCTCATGTATGGAAACAATATCATCTCTGGTGCTGTTGTCCCATCATCCAATGCTATTGGACTTCACTTCTATCCCATCTGGGAAGCAGCCTCTCTGGATGAGTGGTTGTACAATGGTGGACCCTTTCAACTGATTATCTTCCACTTCCTCATTGGCATCTTCTGCTACATGGGTCGTGAGTGGGAATTGTCCTATCGCCTGGGGATGCGCCCCTGGATCATGGTTGCTTACTCTGCACCTGTTGCTGCTGCTACTGCGGTATTCCTTGTTTATCCTTTTGGTCAAGGTTCTTTCAGTGATGCTATGCCTTTGGGAATCTCTGGCACGTTTAATTACATGCTTGTCTTCCAGGCAGAACACAACATCCTGATGCATCCCTTCCACATGCTTGGTGTGGCTGGTGTGTTCGGTGGTTCACTGTTCAGTGCTATGCACGGTTCGCTGGTGACCTCTTCACTGGTTCGTGAAACTACCGAGAATGAGTCCCAGAACTATGGTTACAAGTTCGGTCAAGAGGAAGAGACCTACAACATCGTGGCAGCCCACGGTTACTTCGGTCGCCTGATCTTCCAATACGCATCGTTCAATAACTCTCGTTCACTGCACTTCTTCCTGGCTGCTTGGCCCGTGGTTGGCATCTGGTTCACCGCTCTTGGTGTGTCCACGATGGCATTCAACCTCAACGGTTTCAACTTCAACCAGTCTGTGATTGATTCACAGGGTCGTGTGCTCAACACCTGGGCAGATGTGCTGAACCGTGCAGGACTTGGTATGGAGGTAATGCACGAGCGCAACGCTCACAACTTCCCTCTGGACCTTGCTGCTGCTGAGGCAACTCCTGTTGCTCTCACCGCACCTGCCATCGGTTGATAAACTCTCAACCTGTGATATAATACGGAGGTCTTCGGACCTCCCTTTTTTTCCTTTCTAATGTAAAGTTTTATTATGGATCACACAATCGTTGAAATTCTTGTCGGTTATGTTGTTGCAGGAGCACTGATTCTCGGAGCACCCGCAATCTTCTTTCTGATCGTATTCATGCCGTCTTTGATGAATACCAAAGGCGCTGTCGTCGGATACAAACTTCACCGTGACTATGGTGATACTTCCATCTACTCTAAGGTAAAGTAATGTTTACTAGTTTATTCGCAGTATTATTTGCTGTGCTACAATTTGTCCAAGTGCCACAATGGGATAATGATTGGAAAAAATGTTCGGTTGCCGTACCTGACACTGCTTGTCATTGGTACGTCGTCAATCCTGATAATACATTCGGCAAGGGATTTTCTTGGATTACCGCGCCCGTCTACGACGTTGCAGCAGTGTATGACATTGGAAAAACCCATGACCTCACCGTCGCAAAGGGATACCAGACTACGGTAGAATTAATGAATGCCGAATCTGGTCTTAAATATGGAGATGATTACTGATGATTGGCAATCTTGAGCCAGAAGAAAGGGTGTTATCAGACATACCTACTTCCACTAATACCAGTGACATGCTGGGACAATTTGCTTCAGTTCTTACTGAATTGATTACGTCAGGTGACTGGGACCACAACACTGAACTTGAGGTCAAGCTTGCTGGCACTCTAAAGAATGACAAGTTTATTGTCATCAAACCTATTAAAAAAGTAGTCTCGTCGTTACCAAACCCTGATATTAAACAACATCATCCTTACAATAATTGACATGCTATACAAAGTGTGATAATGTTAAGAGGTCTTAAGACCTCTTTTTTATGTCTTTAGTTAAGTTAAAACGCATTGATGACTTTGGTCCTACTTGGTATATCCAGATTTTAAATACGACTCGTCATGTGCCAAGACCATTTAAAAACCTAACACTCTTTCAAGCATCAGTGTCTTGGAATGATTTTCCATCTTATCCATATGCAAGTATTAAATTAGGTGGTGGATGTATATTTTCATTTACATTTTGGATATATAAGTTTGGACTAGATATTGATGTGCTTTCTCGTAGTTGGAGATTCGATACATGAAAAGAGTTTGCGTTTGTTGCAGGAAAGAATTCCCCTTAAATGATAAACACTTTCAAGTGATACCACAATTTAAAAGTGGATATTCGTTTTGCTGTTTGACTTGCGATAAAGAATCAAAAAAAATAAAGACCAACAGTAAAAAAGAAGAGAAGTTTCTGAAAGAGAAACTAGAAGTTAAATTGCAACATCGTGACCTAGTTGAGTTAGTCCAGATTTTAGGATACTATAAAGGTATGTTGGAATCTACAGAAAATCAACAAACACCAATGCCTGTGATTGATAGAATTCTAGATAGAGTACACCACGAAATAGAAAAACACAAATGAACTGGTTTGAGTATTACTTCGGGCACTGCTGGATGACAGGGTGGCAGAGCATTAGAGGATCATTTCGCATTTGGTCTGATCTAATGACAGGCAACTATAAGGATTATGCACTGATGTGGTATGATGACCCTTATGAAGAATGTGTAGATTGGTTCTGGGGTTCTTTAGGTGATGATG